GCTTGCGGCTGCTTGCAGATTCGCCCGATAATGGTTGCCGAGTTTAACCGCATCGGCATACCGTTTACTTTAGATGATAGGTGGAACTGCGGCAAATCAATGAAAGCGTTTGATATGTGGGTACTTACCAACCGCTACGCAAACGCCGAGGTTATCGCCCGCAAATGGAACGGCGGGCCGAACGGACACAAAAAGGCATCTACCCTTAAATACTGGAAAAAAGTAAAACAACAACTACAAACAAACAAACCAAGATGAAAACACTTACATGGGCGGACTTCGCCAAACACGAACCATGCGACAACCCCGCCGAAAAGTACGGCGATTGGGAGGGCACTATTTTAGACCTTATGCAACACCCTGAGATTCCAGCTAAAGACAAAGTTTGGGCATTTACAAGGGAAGGCATTGTGAACGATAAAATCCTTCGTTTATTTGCTGTTGGCTGTGCAAGAAAGGTGCAACACCTTATGAAAGACCAACGAAGTATCGATGCCATTAACGTTGCCGAAAGGTACGCAAATGGCAACGCAACAGAAGATGAACTGGCTGCGGCACGGAAAGTGGCATGGGCTGCGGCAGGGAAAGCGGCACGGGCTGCGGCACGGGCAGCGGCATGGGGAGCGGCATGGGGAGCGGCAGAGGCAGCGGCAGATGCATCGGCATGGGAGGCGGCACGGGCAGCGGTAAGGGATGCGGCATGGGAAGCCCAAGTTGAAATTGCTATTGAACTTTTAAACAAACCAAGATGAAGTACGAAATCAGAGAAAGTCCATCAACAGGCGGCGGCAAAATCCAAGTAATTGCAAAGCCCGAAAAGGGCAAACCATTCATCGCCGCATCGCTTCGCTGGGTTAGTGGCATATTGCCCCAAGAAACCATAATGCGGCAAGCAGTCAAAATCGTTGAAAACTTTGTAAACTTTAATAACCAATAAAACCAAACAACCATGCAAATCTATCAAAGCATCGCCAACATTATGACCGAGGTTTCGGCCATTGGCAAGAACAACAAAAACGCCCAGCAGGGGTACAACTTTAGAGGCATCGATGACCTTTACAACGCTATTCACCCGCTATTCGCCCGCAACGGCGTATTCATTACAAGCGATGTGGTCAGCAACAACCGGGAAGAACGCACAACGGCCAAAGGCGGCTTGCTACTTTACACCATTCTTCGGGTTAAGTTCACGTTCTACGCAATAGACGGCAGCAGCGTGTTTTCAATCGTTGAGGGCGAGGCCATGGACAGCGGCGACAAGTCAACCAACAAAGCCATGTCAGCAGCTTTAAAGTACGCACTTATGCAAATGCTACTTATACCTACCGAGGAGTTGAAAGATGCGGATAAGGACACCTATTCAGTTGCCGCCAAGGTGCAGCAGCCTATTGCATTCTTAAGCCTGCCTACAAAGATGCAAGACCTTTGCAATCAGTTGTTCGACATTTCCGAACAACTGCCCGAAGTTAGCCGAGCCAAGGCAAACCCTTTCAACGATGGCGAGTGCATCAACGTAAAGGCGTGGGCAAACAGCCAAGCAACAGTTGAAAAGGCAATTGCAATCTATTCAAAACAAATCGGCAATGAAGGAGTTTAAAGCACGCTGTTCTGCCATTGGTCAAATTATGGCCAATGGCAGGGGGAAGGATACGGCCGGGGCAACTTGCTACGGCTACCTTCAGGATTGGGTTGTCGAGCAACTTTTCGGAGTACGCCGCCAACTTGACACAAAGCCGATGGCAAAGGGCCGGGCGGTTGAAGATGCCGCCATCGAGTTCGCTGGGGCCCACCTTGGCTGGTTCATGCCTGAAAAAAACGAGCGGTTCTTTGAAAATGATTGGCTAACTGGCACGCCCGACATCGTAGAGGGTACAAGCATAGTTGACATTAAAAGTAGCTGGGACGCTTTTACCTTCCCTTTGTGGGATTCTAAACCGCCGCTGGGGTATGTCTACCAGTTGCAAGGTTATATGGCCTTAACGGGCCTTAAAAACGCCCAACTGGTTTACGTGCTTATGCCAACCCCTGAAGAAATATGCGGCGAGGTGCAAAGCTATGATCACGTGCCAGCAAAATACCGCATTAAGGCCTACGAAATAAAGCGGGACGATGTGCTAATCGAGGCCATTTACGACAGGGTACAAATGTGCCGCAATATTATTGAAGTTGAACTATTAACAAAACTGAAATGACACGACATTTTAAACGCTATTTGAACCGCAAAGACGTTAATTTATTAGAAGTCAAGGCATACATTGACCGAATTTTATCTAAAAGAATTGTGGCTAATGTAAAATATCCCATCAAGCCCAAATACGAAGAAACCGTACTAAGGGAAATGGCCGCATATTGGGGAGTGCCGATCGAAACCGCACTTACAAAGCGAAGATTTACAGAACAAATAAATTGTAAACACGCTTTTCGGTTTGCTCTCAGGGCTGTTACTGGAATGAAAATGGAGAAAATTGGGGCTTTGCTTAACTGCGATCATGCCAGCGTTAGCCACAGCATAAAATTTGTAAACAATACAAAAATCGGGGACAAGGAGTATTATAGCAAATGTCTTCAACTTGCAGAGCATCTGCGTATGGTATTGATTGAGTTGGAATTAAACGAAAATCAGCCTACCTTGCACGAAATACCTTGCGACATTTTCTTTCACAATTAACAACAAACACAATGACAAAAACAGAATTAGAAAAACTTGGCTTTCAGCACCTAAACGGCGTGAACTGGGGCTTGCTTATCAAACCAATTTACCTTGGGGCCCCGCTTATTATTCGGGCATCAACTACGGGGGTTTTGGCCACCATTAGCCTTGCAATCAAGGAAGGGGATGAACCCAAAGAACTGCCCATCGGCAATTGTGCGAACCGATATGCCGATTTGAAACACCTGATATCTTGGTGCGGCATGTCGGGGGCCGACATCGGCACGTATATCGTGGAAAAGTTGATTACCGAACGCAAGCAAAAGAAAAAATAAGTACCTTTAACCCATAACCATTTAACCATTTAACCATGTTACAAATTCAATTGATTGGCCGTATTGGCAAAGACGCCGAGTTGGTCGGCAAAAACAAAGACATTGCAACCTTTTCGGTAGCGGTCGGCAAAGGCGAAGAAACCCAATGGTTTCGCTGTGCCCTGTTCGGCAAGAACAACCAGCCTGCTGGGGTTGCCAAGTTCTTGAGCAAAGGCACTCAGGTGTACATTAGCGGCCGCCCTGTTCTTGACGTTTACAAAGACAAAGAGGGCAACGATAAAATTGGCACAGACATCAAGGTGCTGGTTAACCAAGTCGAACTGCTTGGCGGCACACGAACCGAATCAGGCGGTAACCATTTGCCACAAGTCGCAGAAATTGATGGCGATGCTTTGCCATTCTAAGATAGTGTGTTAGTGTTAAGGGAGGCCCAGCAGCGATGTTGGGCTTTTTTTATGCCGCCGAATGTCGCCAAGTGTTAAAAAGTGTTAAAGCGAATTTTGGTATTGATATTCTTTTTACTATTGCAGTACACTAATTCAAATACCATGATTTACGCAAACCACCTTTACAACTTGGCAAAAAGCGAACCAAGAATTTCAATGGCCGAAATCGAAGCCGCCTGCATTGACAAAGCCAAGCAAGGCGAAATGTACTGCTGGGTACGCAAACCAATTGCCAATGAAGATATTCAAAGGCTAAGAATGAACGGCTTTAAGGTCGTAATTTATGACAAAGCAATTTACCACATTGACTGGTCAAACCCTACTAACCTTTAATACCAAACATCATGACAAACATCGTTCAATGCAAGGATATACCAGATGAGCTAATATTGCAATTTTTGCTAAAGGCAAAAGGCAATCTTTGTAGCTGGTATTCTGTACGAAATTCAATGCCTGAAAACAAAGCAATCTTTTTTGCACCTAAGAAATTAATTTTAGCTAAAATGAGCCAGCTTATTAAAAAGGGCTTAATAAATGGTTGCACTTGCGGTTGTAGGGGCGATTTTGAAATAACACCCAAAGGCGAAGAATATCTATCCATTAACATTTAATTTTTAACCCTTAATACACAAAACCATGAAACATTACTTTACACTTGGCTACCGCTTTCAAGATGAATGCTTTGCTTTTTACGGCGAATGCACGAACGAAATGACCGTTGAAGAAACCGACCTACGCCGCAGATCAAACATCGCTGTGGTTGGCATTGACTTTGACCTTATGCTGCATTTAACGAACCCTGACAAGGACAATGTGCGGCCAACCAAGGCAAGCATATCAAACCAACCGTACCTTGATAGCATTGAAGGTGGCAATACGTATTTTGCTTACCTGAACCGATACCTGAACGATGACAATGACTTTGTGATCAGCTGGGAATTTGAAAGCCCCAGCACCTTGCTTTTCATTTACAACGATGAATCGGGCTGGAGCGTAGAATACCAACACGATGAACCGCTATTTGCAATGGACGGCTTCTTGCACGAAATTGTGAACATCGCCAATACCCTTTCGTTCAAGGAGGGCTACGAGTACATTAAAACTTCACGCAGCGGCATTCATGTAATGGCTGAATTTCTTGCACCATTAATGTAATGTTAGTTTTAATTTGTATTTTTGTAAAGGCACTAACAAGCCGATGATAGGTAAAAACAAAATTTAACCGAGCCGTTTGTTCGGGGGTAGCGTGAGAAAGGAGGCCCACCTTGGCCAATTGTTAGCCTTACTTACCGCCCCCGCACAAATGGCTTTTTTATTAAGATATGAAACAACTACCTTGGTTCAAATTTAGCCCAGCCGACTGGATGATGGGCAGAATATCCCGCCAATCTTGCGAGGTTCAGGTGGCATTTTTGCGGCTATGCTGCATCTATTGGAATGCCGAATGCGAGATGACAGTTGAACACGCCGAGTTGGAATGCGATGGCTATTTCGACCGCCTTGTGGCCCTGAAAATGGTTGAGGTTATTGGCGATAAAATTGGCATTAAATTTCTTACCATTCAGTACATTGAAGGTAGCGAAAAGCGGCAAAAAATGTCCAACGCTGGCAAGGCATCTGCCCAACAAAAGCTTAACGAACGTTCAACGAATGTTCAACAAACGTTCAACGAATGTTCAATAGAGAAGAGTAAGAGTAGAGAAGAGAAGAGTAGAATAAGAGTAGATAAAGAGAGTAAGGGCACATACACACGTGAAAACTTTATTGATGATTTACTGGGCGAATTCAAAACCGATGCCGATTTGCGAAGCGTAACGAAAACATGGCTTCAAAAGAAAAAGGTAATTACCGAAAAGTCGATGCAAATTTCAAAGGCCGAAATACAAGGGCATAACAAAAGCGAAATGTATGCAGCGATAATGGCCGCAGCCGACAAAGGTTGGGCACAGCTATACAGCCGAAAAGATAAGCAAGGCAAAGGCACATCAACAAGTTTACCTGCTGGTAAGCCTTGGTTAGACCCAGCAACCATAGCCGCAGCCAAGGCGAGTGCCGAGCGGCTTAAGAAACTTGAAAACCGAAGCGAGGGCGTAACACAATTTTAAGCAGCAAAAATGGAACAGCATAAATTGAACCCAGCGTTAAAAACAGATAGCTTTTCTTTTCTTGAATGTTCTTGGGAAAGCGTAAAGCATTTGTTTCTTGCTTACCATTACCTTAAAACAATGCCAGCAGGAATAATGGCAGTTTATGGATTGTTCGATGAAAGGGAATTGGGCAAAGCGGTAGGAGGGGCTGTTTTTTGTAACGGCAGAATACAATACGATGGAAGGCTTTTAGAGTTTAGCAGAATGTGGATAAGCGACCATTACGGCACAAATACAGAAAGTTGGTTTATGGCCAAATGCCTAAAAGCACTTAACAAGAAATTCCCAACTCATGAAGGAGTTGTAACATGGGCAGATTGCAATATCGGGCATAACGGTACAATTTATTTGGCAGCAAATTTCGTATATGATGGGGAAAGCAGAACGGTTAAAAAGTTCTTAGGCAAAAACAAAAAGGTTATTTACGAAAGAACATCAACTTCATCCGACATTTGCATTGGCAAAGAAATGCCCAAAAAAAGATTTATATACTATTTTGATTCTAAAATACGTGAACAAAAAAAGCAGCAACCTAAAACACAAAAACCTTAATTTTACTTTACCGCTATGAAACTAACATTACACGAAACAACACTTGACCGCCGTGCAATTGAACTTGCAAACGTGGTATTCAGCCCCGATAAAATGCGGCTAACGAAAGAACGTGCCGCCGCAGTTCGGCAGCTTTGCACCGCCTTTCAAAATGGCACACCGTTCTTCTTAACGGGCGATACAGGGACAGGTAAAACGATATACACCAAATTGTTTTTGGCCGCCCAGCCCGATAAGAAATTCGTTTACTACAATATGCGGCACTTGTTTCGGGAGTATGCGGCAATGAAAAACCCCGATGAATTCATCTTGGCGTTTATTCAAAAGACCCGGTACACGGCTTTAATTCTTGATGACGTGGGCAGCGACGAAGCGGTTGGTGCATACGGCAGGGCGAATACCATTCTTTACGATATTATCGAAAGCCGAATGGAAAGCAACCACCTGACAGGCATAATTTCAAACAACACCTTGTCCCAAATTTTGGCAAGGTTCGGGACGGACGGCCAGCCCGATGCACGGTTAACTTCACGCCTTAAAAAATGGGAAACCATTATCATGCCCGGCGATGACAACCGGGGCGTTTTCGATATATTGCCTTTTGCCCAATGGCCGCAAACCCAACTGCCAGCCGATGTCGAATTGCCAGCGATACCATGCCCTGAGCATCTTCGTGAAAGCATATACGAAAAGTTGGGCATCATTGCCAACAAGGTAGTTGATGCACCGCCCAGCAAAGCCGATGAACTTCGTAAAGCGTTTTGGGGCAATTCGGTAAAGCCATAACTTGACTGAACGACCTAAAAAGTAAAGTGATACCTTGACCAATAAACCATTCATTAACCCTACCTTGTAACTTTAATGACGCAAAAATGATGCAACTATGAGCAAGCTATTTTTAAAATTCAACCTTCCCGAAGAAGAAGCCGAGGCTAACTTTGCCCTAAAAGGCGGGGAGTATTTCTTGATACTGCATGACCTTTACCAAAAGCTGAGGGATATTACCAAGTACGGCAATAACCCTTTCATCGGCAGAACAGCAAGCGAGCAAGAAATGCTACTTGCCGAGCAGATACGGGAGTACCTTAACGAAAAAGATTTTAAGGATTTATGAAAATGAATTCAAGTTGCCCTACGGGGGGACAAATTGTCCCTATGAATATCGATACCGTTGCCGAGTTTTGGGCTGGCTTCGATTTCGACACCGCCCAGCCGATTGCGTTCATTGATTCCCAAAAGATAAATTGCTTGCGTACCTTTGTGAATGCCCACATTTTGTATTTAAAAGCAAACAAGGGCAAACCGCTTTACCTACCTTACTGGCTGCGGCTTGAAAAATTAACAAAGCATTATGCCGAAAAGCGTTGAACATCAAATACAATTGGCTTGCGTAAAGTACTTCAGGGCTGCGTTTCCCGACCTTTATTGCAACCTTTGGCATACCAATGGCCGAGCGATTGACAAACGAAACGGCGGCGTTCTAAAAGGCATGGGCGTTATTGCTGGCGTGCCCGACCTTTTGTTTTTTTACAAAGGCAAGCTACACGGCATCGAACTAAAGACCGCCAAGGGCACGCAAAGCGATGGGCAAAAAGAATGGCAAAAAATGGCATTGATGCACGGGGGCGAATACCACATTGTGAGAACCGTTGAACAATTCGTACTTTTGATTCAGCAAACAATTCAAAATGGTTAAGAACACGTTTATTGAAATAGTATCGCCGTTCACAATGACCAGCGTTGAACGAATGGGTGCTTTGTACGATTCCCTTGAGTACATAAGGGCAAACAACATTCAGGGCGATTTTGTAGAATGTGGCGTTTGGAAAGGTGGCAACATTTTGGGAATCATGGAATACCTTGCATTTCACAAAATGACCGACCGAAAGGTGTTTTTGTACGATACGTTTCAGGGCATGACACCGCCTGAAGATATTGACAAAGACCTAAACGGCAGAAAGGCAGAAAGCATACTTGAAGACGTTATGTGCATTTCGCCAATTGATGAGGTTCGGGAAACGATAAGCCGTTCAAGTTTTCCATTGGTAAACGTAATTTTTGTTCAGGGCGATGTTTGCGTTACCCTTAATGGTGCAAAGTACATACACGAAAACAACTTAGCACTACTTCGGCTTGATACGGATTGGTATGCGTCAACCAAAAAAGAAATGGAGGTACTTTACCCTAAATTGAACTTTGGCGGAGTTTTGATTGTTGATGACTACGGGCATTGGAAAGGTTCGAAAACTGCGGTTGATGAATACTTTGAAGGGCAAGGCATATCGCCAAAAATTGAACAAATTGACTATACTGGAATCAAAATCATAAAAAATGGTTAAACTTGTAAAAATCGGTTCGGTTAAGGGAAACAGCCGTAACCCAAGATTTATTCGGGATGAGAAATTCAAAAAGCTGGTGGCTTCGCTTGTGGAGTTTCCTGAAATGGCTACTCTTCGCCCTTTAGTGGTCGATGAAAACATGACCGTACTTGGCGGCAATATGCGGCTAAAGGCGATGCAAGAACTGAAATGGAAGGAGGTTCCCATTGTAGTTGCCGAAAATTTGACCGATGCACAGAAGGATGAATTTGTTATCAAAGACAATGTGGGGTTTGGCGATTGGAACTGGGAGCAGTTGGCAAACGAATGGGACGCAGAAGAACTGACAAGGTGGGGGCTTGATATACCGGGCTTTGATACCGAACTGCCAAACGATGAACCCGAAGAACAAGACGCAAACAGCCTGATAGTCGAGGCCGATATGATAACCTTGGAAGACCTTTTCGATGAACTGAAAAGCCGAGGGTTTAATGTTTCAATGAAATAAAACTATGGCGAACAATACGAACGCTAAAAAAAAGCTGATGCTTGAAGCCCTTGAAAAATCATTGGGCATCGTTACAACGGCATGCAAGTCGGTCGGGGTTGCACGGGTAACGCATTACGAATGGGTAAAGCTGGATGAAGAATACAAGTCAAAGGTTGATGAAATCATGGAGGTTCAACTTGACTTTGTCGAAAACAAGCTAATTGACCGCATCAACAAGGGCGATACTGTTGCGATAATTTTCTACCTAAACAGCAAAGGCAAGTCAAGGGGCTACAACAGGCCGCATGAAGAAAAGCGGGACAACGTGAAATGGCCGAGCAACTTTACTTTCAACATCGTGAAAAACGATGAAGAGGTATAATTTAAACCCGAAGCAGCACCAAACATTAACCGCAAGCGAAACCGAACGGCTGTATGCTTATGTCGGTGGCATTCGGTCAGGCAAAACCATAACGGGGGCACATTGGGCCCTACACAACATCATTCATCAGCCCGAGATAAAGGGCGGCATCTTCAGTAACACCGTAAGCCAGTTAAACACCGCCACGCTATCCGAGTTCATTGGCGTGCTTGAAGCGTATGGCCTTTTCAAGGGCGAACATTACGTGGCGAACAAAGACCCTGAAAGGTACTTCGGTTATAAGTCAAAGTTCGAAAAGCACAACGGCGTTTGGTCGTTTATGAACGGGGCACAGGTAATCACGTTCAGCATCGAAACAATGATACGAGGCATTGAACTTGGTTGGTGCTGGGGCGATGAGGTGCAAGATGCGGCGATTGATAGCCTTAACATTGTCATGGGCCGTATGTCAGGAGCCAAGTTCCCACGCACGCTGTGGACAATGACGCCGCCGATGGACAACCCTGATATCGATGAATTGATATGGGGCGAAAAGCAGATAGCACATACCATCGGCACAACGTATGACAACAGTGCGAACCTACCCGAAGGCTACATTGAGCAGCTTGAAAAGACCTACGACAGCCTGACCTTCAAACGGGAGGTGCTGGCCAACCGGGTTACGATGTCGGGGCTGAATTGGCTGTATTCATTCGACAGGCAAAAGCACGTGGGCAGTAAAGCGGCATACGATATAACCATGCCCGTGTACGTTTCGATTGACTTCAACAACAACCCGTTTACGGCTATATTAGCACACAGGGGCAGGCATCAAGATGGCAAACAGTACATTCACTACTTCGATGAGATTGCGTTAACGGCAGATCACATACAGGGCAAGACGTTTATCGAGGCGATGGTTGAAGAAATCTTCAGGCGAACCCCAGCACAGGTGCAGAACCGATTGTACTTTGTAACGGGCGATGCTTCGGGCCGTGCCCAGTCGGTCATTGCCAAGGTCGGGCAAAACATGTGGAGTGAAATCGTTGACCGCATGAGGGTATCGCCAAACAATTTACTTGTGCCGAGGTCGAACCCGCCGCATCAAGAATCAAGGCGGCTATGCAACAGTATCTTCAGCAACTACGATGAGGTGTTAATCAACCCGAAATGCAAGGTGCTTATCAGGGATTGCGAGTTCGTGAAAGCCCTACCCGATGGCGGTGTTGACAAAGGCAGCCGAACCAAGGTTGATAAACGTGCCGATGCCTTGGACTGCCTGCGGTACGATTTGCACGCCAACAATCGGCAGTTCATTTTCAGGTAAGTGGTTATAAAAAGGGCAAAACGTGGGGTGTTTGTGCCTTTAATGACAACAAAAAAAGCATGCACTTTAAAATCAATTGCATATTTTTAACACATGCAAGATCACGCTAAACAACTATTTGAGATTAACGATATATGGCCAGGCGATTTAACTTTTCACCGCTTAGAACCCGAAGTGCCGTTGATTTGCTTAACCGTATGTTACAACGGCAGCGATAAACTGGAGTACGGCATTAAACATCGAGACGGTGTTGAGAGTTGCAGCCGCCACGAACTAATGACTGTGGTGGATGCCGAAATCAAACGTATCACAGGCAAATGACAACCAAAGAATACATCGCAAAGCTGAACAAGGCTGAGCGGGGAATCAACGGCAAACGGTTTGTCGGCTTGTCTTCAAGTGTTGGCCGCATGCAGTTTAAACGGGTGTTTGCCGAGGGCTTAGACGCTGGAGGCGGGCCGATTAAACCCGACTATTCAACCAAGCCTATAAGCATTGGCAAAAACCAAACGCCTGACAAATCAACGGCAAAGTTTTATGAAGGCGGCTATCGTGAGTTCAAACGTGAATTAGGCCGAGGCAAGATGGTATTGTTTCGGCTATTCAGCCAAATGTATTTGCAGTCCATTGTTAACCCTGAACTGAAAATTAGCAACACAGGGTTCGTTATAGCGACAGGCATGACCTACAACGCTGGCAACCCGAAAGGTAAAGTTGATGGGCTTTTGGACAAATATGGCGATGCTTTTAAGTTTTCGGACGCTGAACGCAAAGAATTTACCGAAAGGGCCCAGCAAATTGTTGTAGATTTGTTCAAATGATAAGCGACATTCTATCTTATTTGAACGCACGACTGCCCAACATTTCGGCAGTTGCGAGGCCGTTATGCCAGCTTGTTGAAGAAACAGGCAAAGACGGCAACCTGCGCACCTTCCCAGTTGTGTATGACGGCAAAGGCAACCTTGACTACATTACACGATTCGACTGGCGGACAGGCATGTCGTTTTGGTTGAAGAACGGGGCTGAAGATATTGAACTGCTGGATCGGGTTCGGGCCAACAAGGAACGGGTGCAGATTACCATACCCCTGAAGTTTCATTGGATTGGTACACGCAGCACATGGCAGAACGATACGCAGTATTTAGAACAATACATTTTGCTGGCCCTTCAAAAGGCTATCACGGTGGACAATATCCCAAGCCTACGGGCAACCCTTGGCCTTGACCGAATCAAAACGGTTGTCACCAATCGGGAGTACGGTGCTGAAACCCTTAACGGCGTGTTTGACAACATCGACCTTCGGTTGCCGCTGGATATGGCCGCTGCGATGTTGGAGGTGGATTTGACCATTACTGGCGATTTGAACTGCATTGTAGGCGCATCTTGTCCTACCATTGCCGACCTTCTATTACTTGAAAGCGGTGATTTTATACTAACAGAAACAAACGACTTTATCGAAATCTAATGGCGAACCAAAAAGTTACACAACTAACCGCTGCGACTACCAGCAACGATGCAGATGTTCTGTACGTGGTGCAGGCTGGTGTATCAAAGAAAACGACCAAGCAACTGCTAATGGCTTCGACCTTGGCGGTAGCAAACAGCGCAGCAAGTACGGCGGCATCTGCCAACACGAACGCAAACAACGCTATTGCAACGGCAAACAACGCTTTAAGCCAAGTTGGTACGGCGGTTCAAAAGACTGGCGATACCATGACTGGCGATTTGGATATGGGCGGCAACCAAATCGAAAACTTAGGTACACCGATTGCCAACACCGATGCCGCTACCAAGGATTATGTGGACACCAATCTTGCTGGCAAGTTAGATACTTCAGGCGGCACGATGTCAGGGGATATTGACATGGGCGGCCAAATGGTAAACAACCTTGGCACACCCTTTGCAACCGATGACGCTGCTACCAAGGGCTACGTTGACACCGCATTGGCTGGCAAACAGAACACGGTTGCCACCACTACGGGCACATCAATAACGCTTGACACACCAAAAGAATACGGCACGTATGCCGCACCAGCAACGGGCAACATAGCGGTTAGCCTGACAAATGCGGTTAGGGGTATTGACCAAATAGTTTACCACGATGATACGGTTGCCCCGACAATTGTGGTAACGGGCGGCACGGCAATCAAGTTCGGGCCGATTAACTATGACCTAACCAAAGTGAACCTAATTGTGTTCTTTTGGATGGGCGGCACAAATGTAGGGTACATCATAACACCAGCGGTTTAATGAGAAGGTTGAGGTTACAAATGATGGCTGGGGGGAATCTACTCCTTTTAGATTTATACCCTAATGCGGCAGCGGCTTATTCTTTGCGAAAATTACGAAATGCATATAGCGGTAGTGCAATTAGGGTAAGAAGGTCAAATGACAATACCGAACAAAACATTGGGTTTGATGCAAATGGCAATCTTGATACTGCTGCATTGACATCATTTTGCACAGGCACAAATGGTTTTATTACAACTTGGTATGACCAAAGCACCATTGGAAGAAATGCAACGCAAACAACAGCAGTTAATCAGCCGCAAATTGTGGCGAGTGGAAACATAACAACCGATGGAGGTAAACCAGCATTAACTTTTAATGGTAATTACTATTTAGAAATTGTCAATAGGCCATTAACGGCAGCAACCCAATATGCCTTTTTTGCTGTTGCTAATGCACAAACAAATACAACATTTGAAATGTTATTTACGCAATCAAATTCTGCCGCCAATTCTGGTTGTATTGAATTTAGGCGAAATTCAGGAGGAAACAATATTAACATTTTAGATAGTACAGCATCAGGTTTTGTGTCCGTTGGCTCAATAAACCAACGATTGCTTTATAGTATAATGAGAGATTCAACAACAACTAAATTATTTTTTAACGGCGTTTTTGATTCTCAAAACATATCAGCAATAACTCCAGTTGGTAATTTTACATCCAATATTGGTGCAAGGGTAAATTCCCAATTTTTTTACAATGGATTGCAGCAAGAAATTATTGTTTACGCAAACGACCAAACGGCAAATCAAGCAAACATTGACAGCAACATCAAAACATATTTCGGGATACCATGATAGGTTATAAATTTGACACGATAGAACGTGCCGAAAAGGCGGTAAGCGACTGCGATAAGTACTACGGCATACCCGTTGCTCCCGATGACGTTACCCAACATTGGGCTGAGTATAGTGAGGCCAGTTACAACAAGCCGTTGTTTTGGTACATGGCATTCGATGAAAGCCTGTTAGTTATCCTTGGAGAGCCTACCGAATTTGAAGTTATACAACCAACACCATCAAAAGATGCGACCAATTAACCATATTGTTCTGCACACGACAGCCAGCGCAGTAACGGCAACGGCTGACAGCATTAACCGCTATCACAAAAAGGTGTTGAACTGGCGTTCGCCCGGCTACCATTTCATTATTGAACGTGATGGCAAAGTAGTTGACAACTGGCCAATTGAAAAGACGACCAACGGGGTAAAGGGCCACAACCACGACAGCATTCATATTAGCTACATTGGCGGCATTGATGAAAAAGGCAAGCCTACCGACAACCGTACTAAAGAACAGAAGCAAGCAATGGCAGAACTGGTTACCAAGCTAACCGACAAGTTCCCAAACGCTAAGGTATTGGGGCATCGGGACTTTCCTAATGTGAACAAAGCCTGCCCATGTTTTGGTGCGGGGGCTTGGTGGGCATCCGTTAAGAAATGTTAAAAAACCTTTTCGGTGTTGGGAAACACTTAATTTCATACAAACAATTGGGGAACTTATGACTGAACAACAAGTAAAAATCATAGACAGCTACGTTGATACCCAAGAGGCGGGCTTTTTTAAACGCACATTAGCCCGCAAAATTGTAATGGAAAACCCCGGTGCGTTTGAGCAAACGAACAAAGAGGTTGATAGGGTGCGATGTTCAATCCGCTACCGAACGGGTGCGGCAGGCGACAGGCTAAAAGGCTTTGCAACAGTTAGCGGTTCGTTGCGGGAAAACCTATACAACCCTGAGCAAATGAAGCCCAGCGAGTACATGCAAGCGTTCATGGGCCGAGGGGAAAAGACCAGCAAAGAGGTATGGCATCTGCCCAAGAACATACGCAAGCCTTTGGTTTTGTCCGACCTTCACTTCCCGTACCACGAACTGCCAGCAATCGAAACGGCTATCGACTACGGGTTCAAAAACGGCGTTGATGCGATATACCTAAACGGCGATGTTATTGACTTCGCTAAGATTAGCCGATGGGAGAAAGACCCAGCGTTGATGTCGGCCCCCGTTGAGGTGCAAATGGTTCGGGACTTCTTGGCTGGCCTTGTAAGTCTTGGGCTGCCTGTTTTCTACAAGCTGGGCAACCACGAAGACCGCTGGGATAGGTACATACTTCAAAACGCACCTGAGTTGATTACCCTGCCCGGGCTTCAACTTAAAGCCGCATTGGGACTTGATGAACTTGATATTGAGTTAATCGACAGCCGCCAACACGCCAAGTTCGGCAAGCTAAGTGTACTGCATGGCCACGAATTTGGTGATAGCATATTCAGCCCGGTAAACCCAGCACGGGGATTGTTTCTGCGGGGCAAGGCATCTGTATTGGCTGGCCACAACCACCAAACATCGGAGCATCACGAAAGCGACCTGAACAGCAAAGGAGTTGCTTGCTTTTCTACGGGTTGCCTTTGCGACTTGCAGCCAGCATACCGCCCATTTGCATACACGAAATGGAATCACGGGGCTGCAATTGTTGAGATTGATGAAGATGGGGATTTCAGCGTTGAAAACTTTCGCATTGACAACCGCAAGGTTCGATGAACTGGCTTGGGTTTATATCAAGGCATTACGGCCTTATCGCAATTGCTGCCGCATTCATATTGGGCAAGCAATCATGCAACCACAGGGCCGAGGCCGAGCGGCATAAAAGCAATTATGAGGCAATCCAGCAAACAACGGGAAGCACAGCAAGGCGTTTGGACTTGACGGCTGAGCAATTAGCCGCAGAGAACAAACGTCTGCTGGATAGCCTTAAAATAAAAAGCGGCAAGGTTCAGTTCGTGTATCGCACCAAATGGCGAACAAAGACCGACACCTTTGAGGTTGATGTTGAACGCTGGCATATCGACTTGATACCATGCCCGATTCAATCTTTTACGGTTGACACCAACTGCATAAAGCTGACCGCATTATTGCACCCTGATTCGGCGGCCAAGGTAACGCTAACAACCGACTACGATTTGAGCGTTGTTGGCTATTGGCAGCGGCCCGGCAAATGGTTCGGTGCGAAACTTTGGAACGGATTGCTGGGCAAAAAAGAAGCCTACATAAAGATTGCATCGCCTTGTTTTAAAGATTCTGCCGTATATTTGAACAAATTTAGCCAAGCACAATGAACCCAATTTGCATTCAAGACCTTACAACGGCCAAAGTATTAGCCGCACCGACAAGCTGCCAAGCAACCGCTAACCTGAATATCGGCACATTGGCCCCTTCAACGGCTTATGATGTTTTCATTAGTAATATCGGCAGTCAAACTACTATTAAATACGACATCGTTACTGATGGTGCGGGCCTTGCAACCATATCCTTGCAAACCAACGCACTGTTCTTTAACGGCAACAATTTGTATTCTTTGCACGTTGTTGCGAACAACGATGACATTGCCGACTACGTGCTGATTGACAACCTATACGTTGGCTTCGTGCTGTACTTTTGGCGAAGCAATACATCCGCCCCGACCACGCAAAACATTCAGGTAGTTTAACTACCTTTGACCATACCAAAACCAAAAAACCATGACACCAAAACAAACAGCAGTAGAATGGTTGGAAGTGCAACTAAATGAAAATGGTAAACTTTCAGTAGTTGATTTTTATCAAGCCAAAGAAATGGAAAAGGAGCAGAGTAATGAGGCTTTTAAACACGGAGAATTTTGGATATTACAAACAATTGCAGAAGCCGTGAACAATACTACAACGAAACCTTTAATACCAAAACCCCATGATTGAAACATTGCTTTTTACTTCACTATTCATCTTCGGCGTATGGCTATCCACCGCCGAGGGCATGATTGGCGACCAACTTCGCTGGGAGTTTATTAGCCTATGGCCAAACCTTGCCAAGCCCGTAATTGATTGCCCGACATGCATGGCTTCGGTTTACGGCTCCTTGGCTTATTGGGGGCAGCACATGATCAGCGGCAACACTACCGACCTATTAACATTCATCGGCTGGCCTATCTTCGTTGTTTGCCTTGCTGGGCTGAACGGCATCATCTTAAAACTTGCCAAATGGTCATAAGTAAAGTTGCAAATTGGCTGGTTAAGAACTATCCCGATGCGGTGTTGGTTGCTTTAAAACCCGATTCAAAGAACTGGAAAGCGGGCTGCGAATTCATGGTTGATATTGACGGCCACAAGTACTACAAGTTTCGGGACAGCGGCGATGTGCCATTGGTGCGTTACAAAGAGATTCAGGCTGTTTTAATTCAGTTAGATAATCGGTTAACATCCGATGAACTTATCAGCATTTTACAGATTGCACGTGAAAGCGTGGTTGCTGCCATTGAAGGACAAAGCCGCAAGGATAGGGGTAAGGGCTTGCAACAATGCCTTTGGGCCATACAAGAAGCCGAAAGCCGCCACAAAGAACTGGGCTTGCATACCGACTTGATTGTAGAACTGGCAGCGTTGAACCTGATTAGGGACGATGAAAACCCATTCGAAATAAACGAAACGATTCAGGCTGAAAAGTTGCGGCTGTTTAAGCGTGAGTTTGTCAACCACGATTTTTTTTTGTCCGCTGGCATGAACGAATTCTTGCCCAATGCCGCTCAACTGGCAGACGTATGGCAGGGGCTATGGCAAGCCAGCGACCGATATCAAAGCAAAAAGAAGGACATACTAAAGTCAATTCTTGGCGAGATTCGGTCTACAATTGGCTAAGCGACTTTGACAGCGATTGCTTATTTTTGTGTAACGGTGAGCATTCGCAGTTCGTTGATTTGATGTCTTCAGGCACGATTAACGACTTCATCCGCTTGCTAAAACTTAAAACAAAAGAAGCCGATGGCCATCGACAAAATAATAGTGGAGTTTCAGGCGGAAACCACAAAGCTCAAAAAGGAATTAGACGACCTAAAAAGTAGGTTAGGCAATGTCGAAACTGCCGCCAAGGACGCTGGGAAGAATACTGGCAAGGCCCTTGATGACGTAGGCAAAAATGCCAACGGCTTAAAAGACACAATTAAAAACCTTGGCCAACAGATAGCTGCGGCTTTCGCTGCACGTGAGATTATTCGGTTTACCAAGCAGACCATTGATGCGGCATCTGACCTGAACGAAACATTAAGCAAAAGCCAACAGATATTCGGGGATGCAAGTAAGGCCGTTGAGGACTTTGCCAGCAATTCGGCCAAGCAGTTCGGCCAATCTAAACAACAGGCCATTGATGCTGCGGCTTCATTTGGTGTATTCGGCAAGGCTGCTGGATTAACGGGTGAAGATTTAAGTACGTTCAGCACAGACCTTGTGGCATTATCTGCCGACCTTGCATCATTCGGCAACACAACGCCCGAAGAGGCGGCATTGGCATTGGGGGCAGCATTAAGGGGCGAGGCCGAACCGATTCGTAGATTTGGGGTACTTCTTGATGACGCTACCTTGAAACAGGAGGCATTGGCAATGGGGATTATCAAAACAACCAAGGGGGCATTGACGCCGCAGCAAAAGGTGTTAGCGGCCAATGCGGTTATTTTGAAACAAACGGCAGATGCCCAAGGCGATTTCGCAAGGACTTCGGATGGCGTTGCCAACCAGCAACGGATATTGGAGGCCACATTCAAAGACCTTCAAACCGAGATAGGACAAAAGTTGCTGCCTACATTTAATTCGGCATTGACTTCTTTGAACGAATTTTTAGGCGACCTTGACGCTGAAGATGTAATGTCGTTCGCCAAGGCCATTGGCTTTGTAGCAACAGCGTTTGGTGCGTTTAAGTTAGGCAGCCTTATCAAAGATATGGGCGGCCTGACTGGCATGTTAAAGGCTACCACAGGCGGTGTTCAAGGATTAAGCAAGGCTGTAATGTCAAACCCATTCGGCTTATTGGCTACCGCAGCAGCAGCATTGATTGCATACGGGCCTGACATTTTGGACATGCTGAATGGGGTGAACGAAGCCCAAAGGGAACTTGATGATATTGCATATAAAGCAACCGAGAACCTACGCAAAGAACAGGCCGAACTTAATTTGGTTGGCGAGGCATTGGCCAAAACAAATCCCGGTAGCGAAGAAAGGGCAAGGCTGCTTCAGCGGTTTAACGAACTTTCGCCACAAGGTATTGCTGACCTAAAAGACACGTTTGATTTAAATAATCAACTTGCTACTGCAATGGCGGGTGCGAATGCACAATATGACAACCGTATCAAGAAGATTGGCCTTGAAGCGGCAGCAACGGCAGCAGCACAAAAGCAAATTGAATTAAAGGCCAAAATAACTGCCGAAGAAGATAGGCTGGTTCAAGAAACTGGAATGAGTTATGATGAAGTGCGAAAGTCGGTTGAGGACTATATCGAATACCAAAAAACGGGGGCTTTCCCAGCACTTGCAAGGGCAAAGAACCTTCTTCGTGGAGGTGTTGGCGACCTTGCCCAATTGCAGTATGCATATAGCCAAACAACACAGCAGACACAACGAATAAAGGCTGAAACAGACGCTTTTAATACTTCGATGAACAAGAATTCTGTAATGGCAAACAAGTCAGGTTCAGGATTCAGTTTCTTGTCGGGTACGCTTTCTAAATTCGGCCAAAAGGTTGAAGAAACAAAAGCAAAGTGGAGTATGTTTCAAGGGGCAGTTTCGGGAGGTGTTGGTGGTGATGAAGGTGGCGGCGACCCCGACCCCGACGCTGACGCTGCCGCTGCCGCCGCTACAGAACGTGCAAAGAAATTAAAAGAAATCAATGCCCAGTTCAACAAGGAAATGATGTCGCTGGCCGATGAACTTACCTTGATGATGATTGCCGATGAAGATGAAAGGGCACAAAAGCAACTTCAAATACAAAAGGCGGCAGAACTTGCATCGATTGATGCCAGCGAATTTACCGCAGACCAAAAGGGAAAATTAAAGGCTCAAATTGACGCAAAATATGACCAGTTAGAAATAACAAGGCAGCAAACCCAAAACGAAAAATTAAAGAAAGGCGAAGAAGATTATCAGCGTTTTCTTGAAGAACAAGGACTTAAATCCGAAGAGGCGGCAAAGGAGGCGGAAGACCGTAAGTATTCTGCTTATCTTGAATTGTGGCAGATGCGACAAGAGAACGAACTGCTTGGCATTGAAAATGAAAAGGAACGCAAGCTAAAAGAACTTGAAATACACGAACAAAACGAGATTGCCAAGGTTGAGGCTTCGGAGTTTGCTGGCGAAATTATTGCAGAGATTCAAAAAAAGTATGCGGCATTAAGGGTTAAAAACGAAATAGAGACCCAAAAGGCAACCAACATAGCTATGGCCGATGGTTTTTCTCAGCTTTCAAGTGGTTTCGGCCAAATGGTTAGTTCATTCGCACAAATAAGCGGAGAGGGTGCAGAATACACTAAGGCGTTGGCGGTTATTGGCGTTCAAATACAGCTTGCAACTGCCCTTGCCGCCGCTATTGCTGGGGCTACTACTGCCGCTGCCGCAACAGGACCCGGTGCCCCTTTTGCATTGGCTGGCTACATTGCATCAATGGTTGGGGCTGTTATTGCTGCATTCGCCCAAACAACCCAATTGCTAACTGCCGAGGTGCCAAAACCAGCGTTCTACGAAGGTACAGCATACCTTCAAAGGGGCGGCAACCCCAAAGGCAAGGACACTATTCCCGTAATGGCACACGAAGGGGAAGCGATTATACCAACCGGGAAGAACCTACAATACCCGGGCCTTGCCAAATCGTGGATTGATGGCAGCCTTGACGGATACATCAACAAAAACTTCGTGCGGCCCGCCTTGATGGAACAACAGCGGCAAGCCGAGGAAGATTTTGCCGACCGCTTGGCAAATTCAATGGCATTGCAAATGTCCAGCAACTTCGATGACTACCGCCTTTTTAGGGCAATCAAAGAACAAACGGCAGTCAACAGGACTGGCTTTGAAACCATGAAAATTAACCGCAAAAAAATAAGAGGTGGACGGTAACACAGCAATTGTAACACTAAACGGCATCAACGTAACTGGCGATGCTATCGGCGTTGAGGAAATCAAGGAACGCATCTATTGGGATGAAGATGCCCGGGGCTTGCTGTTCGACTTCGAGGGCGAGATAACCTTTACAGGCAACACCTACCGTTTCCTTCAGCAGCGGTTTCGTGAGGACTATGACAACCCCGTGCCGCTAAACATCGTAGCCTACAACCCACATTCGGGTGCATTTGAAGCCGTTGTTAATGGCTTGGTGTTTACCAGCGATTGCGAGTTCAACCTATACGAAAAGACCGTATCGTGCCAAATTGTTGATAGGGGTTTCTTTGCCAAGATTCGCAACAACGTAAACATTGGATTCAGCCTTGGTGCACCCGACAGCAAATTAGGGGTTGACATTAGTTCGCTTTTTTCCATTACGGATTTAAGGGCCGTTGTTTTTATGAATTCGCCCACCCCGGGCGTTGGTGTAACAGGGTTTCGCAAATCAATGACCGCATTTGATGCCCTTAGTTGCCTTGTGGCTACCATGAGCGACGGGGAGGTTGGGTTTGTGTCAAATTATTTAACCCCTGTTGTTGGTCAAGAAACCCCGCACATATTAAGCGGGCGGCAGCTAAGGGGCGATATTATTGACATCGGCCCTGTTGTTTCGTGGAATGAATTGTTCGGGGATTTGTCAAAGCTGTACAACTTGGCGTTTGCTGTTGAAGAATACAACGTGGGCCAATGGCGAATAAGAGTTGAACCTATAAATTACTTTCGGCAATCGCAAAGCATACAGTTGTTTGATGTGGAGGCTGGGGTAACCGAAAACATTGACACATCAATGCTATACGCTTCGGCTATTGCTGGCAGTTCGGAAACAAGGGAGGATTTTGAAGACCCTACTGGACTGGCCGTTGTTTATTCAGGCGGGACTTGGAATTACATGCCCAAAACCCCATTTATCTTTCAATGGCAAGAGGATTATTATTTTCAGTACAAATCAAACGTAGATAGTGAATGGGATTTGCGGTGTTCGGTTTTAATAACGCATAGCAATATCATTTACTATGTGATGTCAATGTATTTTTTCACAGTTATACCAAACGACCCTAACTTTGATGACAGCTACGATGAAAAGGCCTTTTTGATTTCTGCCTTTTACAAAGATTTTACAGGCTTGGCAAGCACCCCTAATTTAAACGGTGTTGGCAACCCAGTTCTTTTTAATGTATTCAACAACGCCATAAGCAACTACAACGTAATGGTTGCAAATGCAGAAGGGATACCAGCAAATGCAGCCAGTCAGTTTGCAAGTTTTGGGCAGCAGTATTTTGATGCGTACTACGTGCCTGAAATTGCTAACATTCCATATTCACTTTTACTGGCAAGGGATGAAATAAACCAATCGCCCGGGCCATTAAAAAGAATGTACCTTATTTACAATTACTTTTCAGGTTCCCCAATTGGGGATTGGGCTACAAATTTAACACTTGCTGGGCCTGTGTTTGACGATTTGGTTACCCCTGAGAACTTAAACTACTTGGCTGTTACTGGAGATTTTACCGACATAACAATAAACGGCAGCGACCCAAGTACGGGATATGTTACAACCAATTCAACATGGGTTTGTCAAGTGCCAGCGTTGTATTCTTTTAGGATTAAAGGGTCTATTTTTATTAAATGGCTTTCAAGCGTTGGATTTAGTTCCTACACTACTTTTCAATTTATTGTTGCACAATGGGATTCATCTTTAACTGGAGTTAAAACAATAAGAAAAACAAGCCCGTTTTTCTACTTTAGCCAAATATCAGCCGAAAGATACAGGGATTTCGATTTGTTTTTCGGAATGTTCAACGCCGATTCTGGGGACATATTTCAAATTCAATTGGTTGCAACAGAAAATTTAGCGAATCAGTATTTTCGGGTTTACCTAAGTGCCGATACAGCATGGTCAATTTCAGGCAATTCACTTGAAGGGCAGGGGGGTACAATTCTAACCGCAGAAAAAGGTGCACCATTTATGCTAACTAACCAGCTTAAAGCAAACATAAATGCCGATTTGTGGAAGAGCATTAAAGCCAACCCATACCAAAAACTACTTTACCAAGTTACCGATGACGGGGAGGCAAGGTCAATGAACCTATACGATTTCAGTCGCAACATTATTTCAGGCGTTACCGAGGGCGAAACACGGGGCAGATTGGCAGCACCAGAACAGCCCGATGTTGACCCGGGCAACCCTGTTACACCTGAACCCGAAGAAGAACCCGAATAACTTACCTTTGTATTATGGCAATTAGAAACGCACAACCGATACCTTATAGCAGCCCGATATTCTACGGGGAGGGCGAACTATCATTCAACGAACAGATAGCCCAAGAATGCGGCTTTTACGCTTCCCCAATGTGCCTACCTTGGGATTCCAGCGAGGACTTTTGCTTCCAATTCAAGGCGGGAGAAACGGGCAACAATTTGCTTAGTTGCCTACCCGTAAAAACAGGCACGGCAACGGGCGGCACAGCTTCTACATTGGTTGATACAGGCGGCAACTTTATTGTTAACGGCATACTGCAATACCAGTTCGTTCGCAACGTGGTAACTGGCGATACCTTTGCGGTAAATACAGGCGGAGTGGCCGCTACCACGTTAACACTTGTTGGAACGCCAAGCGGGGCAAATGCTTTTATTGCTGGCCAAGGTTACGCAATTTACAGCGTTTTTCTTACCGTTGCATCAATTACAGAGATTAACAACGTGAGCATATTGGCCGACCATTCAATTTGCTTTAATAGGTTTGACGGCGAGGTGCAAATTAAATTTCCTGTGGGGGCGTCTGGCAATTGGTATCGTGGCACGTTTGAGGTTACTTCGTACAGCCAAGGCACGGCATCGCTAAACGCAGCATTGGGGCTTACCCTTTACACGCTGCCGATTGCATCGCCCGGCACATTTGATTGGTACTTTGGCGAGCCGTTAAACATTAACCGATTGCAGTTTTTGACAACGGGTGAGTTTACGGGCTGCATTTCGCTATGCAACAGCGAGGCATATTTGGTAAACAAAACCTACGCATACAGCGTAAACGGCGGGGCGTGGACGGCATTTACCTACACGGGCGGCGGCTTGCAGAACGGCATCATTGAAAAGTGTATTGAACTGCCTGAGGGCTGCGATGTTTCGGTATGCCTAAGCGAAGAGGCCGAATGTGCGGTATTCCAAACGATTGGGCAAGACGGCAATTGGAATACCAACATAGCCGCTGGCATTAGCATAGAGGGCAATCAGGTTTGTTTCAATGGCAGCAGAAAAGATGACTTTGCTTATGCCGAGGGAATTGACTGCGACATTAGCACGATTGTTACCAATGTACAATTTGAACTTACCATTAGCGGGCATGGCTCAGGCAATGTTCAGGTATGCATTCAAAACAATGACCTATCAGGGCAGGTTTGTTCAAGCCCGCACGGCAGCAACGGGGTTCATACCTTTACGCTAAGCAACTTCGGCATGGCCGCTGGGCCCAAACGCATTATCATTAAGGCCCACAACAACAATGCTACCCTTTGTGCTACGCTAAAATTCAAGATTCAAAACTTCCAGCCCGAAACATTTGCCTGCAGCGAATGCTACCACGTTAAAGAACTGGACTGCGAAACCGAACTAACTTGGAACAACGATACCAATTCATTCGGCCATGCATACAATACTGGATATACAAATCGAATGTACGTTGAGGGGCGGCTATTGAACGGCAAGATTGTAAGCCTTGCCCACGATGAACGCAAAGGCGTTGATTCTTACCAGCGTTCGTTTTTTAGCAACGGCCGAAAGGTAGAAGAACTTGCGATTGATGCGATATTTCCTGCCGCCCACCAAGCTATTGCGGTTGGGCTTATGCATCGCAACTTCTACGTGAACGGGGTGCAGTACGTTAAGATTGGGGAATACGAACCCGACTACGGGGACACCGCCGAGATTGCACCGTGCATTGTTGAGGTGGCCAAAAAAGACCAACGGTTTATCGTTAACCCGCTGTAATGACCCGCAAGGAACGGCTTATAAAGAAAATCGCCCAAAGCATGGACGATGTGCCCGATGCGTTTTTTAGAGGCGTAAAGGCGGCACAGCGTGAGGCGTTTGCTTTAATGGTTTCGGAGTTAGCCGACCTTGCCCTTGATGAAGCTGGCAACGTGATCATAAGCCAAGGCAACTTTGCAAAGGTGCAAACGCTTACTAACAAGATGAAGGCCGCATACAACAACCCTAAATACAGCGAGGCGTTGAGGGGCTTTGTTGATAGCATGACCGAGGGTGCAGAACTTTCGGCAAAGCTAATGGGGGTAATAACCGGGCAGGCATACACGCAAAGTGCCAAGGTTCAGGCCATATTGGGTAACGCTAAAAGCACAACCTTAGATTTACTATCTACCAACGCCCCAGCCGATGCCGCCGCCGCCTTTCGCAAGGTCATTGAAAACAGCGTGGCCACGGGCGAAAACTTTGGCCAAGTGCTGAGGAACGTGCGAAAGAACATTGAAGGTAGTGCGGACTTTCAGGGCCGAATGGAAAGGTACGCCAAGCAGAACGCCTACGATTTCTATTCAATAAGCCAAGCCCAAGTCATTAACGAAATGACCGAAGAACTTGGCTTCGAGTTCTACGAATACATCGGTGTTGATGTGAAGGGTACGCGGAGTTTTTGCAGCCAGCGGAACAACCAAATATACCACAGCAAAGAGGTCGAGGCATGGGCTTCGCTTGATTGGGACGGCAAGAACAGGGCAACGAATTCAAGTACCATTTGGGCACTTCGTGGCGGTTACAATTGCGGGCATCAGTTAATTCCCGTGGCAACCGAAGATGTTCCGCAAAATGTTAAAGACCGGGCCGAGGCTGCTGGGTTTTATAAGCCTGAATAAAAGCAGCCTAATTGTCGGCCCTTGCCATCGGTCGTAATTGTATGCCTTGGGTTACCAATTAAGCCAAGCAATTCGTTTACATCGAATGAATCCACATCGTGAACTATCAAAACGCCATTTTCGGCTACCTTTTTTTGGTAGTATTGCACCAATTCTTGAATAACGCTGGGCCCGTGATAGCTGTCGTGAAACACCACATCATATTTTTCATCGTTTTGCAGTTCTTTTTCGCCTGATGTTATGCGAAAATCAATTAAATATGGACTGCAAAACGCAATGTTTGCCTTTAAATGTTCATCGCTGATGTCGATTGTCTTTACCGACATGCCAGCCATTGCCATGGCCTTTGCCCCATGTGCCTTAAAAGTACCTACTTCAAGGGCCTTGCCGCCTTTGTATTGCTTGGCCACGTTGTAAATTTCGGTTATGTGCATTTTGTCCGTTATCCACGTATGAGCAAAGTCCCAGTTTTCAATTTGTGATTCGGGGTTCCCCCATTCAAAGTCATTGTTACCTTCGTAAATTGAGTAATTTGCTGATGAGTGAAAAGCCAACACTTCTTCATTGGGGATATTTGTATTAACGTCCATCACGTTCAACCGCTTGTCGGCCAGCGTTACCAAGTTTTTGAAGACCTGATTTGAAACGCATTGGTCGCCCCATATGTTTTCGTACCTGAAATAGTTGTTGTAGCAGAAATCAAATATCGGCTTGTGCTTGCGGTTGGCCACAAACCAACCAGCATTGAAATAGGTTGAGGGCTTTAATCGATATTGCTGTTCAAGGCCACGGGTGTGATCATTGTCCCGGTCAAGGCAAAAGTAAACGTCTTTGAAATCGGGCAAATGATCTGCCAAATCGAAATCCCGAACGGGCCGCCAATCGCAGTCATGATACATTACCAAATCAAGGTCGGGCCAAATATCCCAAATCTTGTACTTCAATGTCCACACCATTTCTTTAAACTGATGCAAGTTTAATGCATGGTGCAAATGTTCATCCGTTATAATTCGGGTTTCAAGTCCAAGATGCTTACGGACAAGTTCTGCCGATTTTTCAGCGTGCTTCAGGTAATCGCCAATGCCGATGGTTACCGCTACGGGTTTTTTCATTTTGTTGTAGATTGAATTATGTTGTAAATTTTAAACCATTTACCGGGCACGTTTTTTTTGAAAAACAAAACCCGTTGAACGTGCTGCCCAACCGTTACCCGATTGATGCCGATAAGTTCTGCCGCTTCGCCGCTTGACAACCCTTTCATGGCCACGAAATAATAAGACGCAATTCGCTTAATGTCGGAATACTGCCGCCGTGTTGCACCCCGAAATGCGGCGTAATCAACCCCGTAGTATGCACAAAGCGACCAAAGAAAGTCATCGGCTGCCAGCGAAATGCGGCGATTCAGTTCGCTATTTACCGCAAATTTAAGGTCGAAAAGTTCGGCCAATGAAAGTTGTGCCACGTTCATAACTACAAATGTACGATTATAGCGACAAATGGGCGAAGGTTTAAAACGGCCTTACTACCTTTGATAAACTAAATTTTACAAATATGAGCTATTCTTGTTTTGACAATTTGCCTGTTTACAGCGAAAACGTCTGCGAAATCAATCGGTTAACGGGCATTTCTGCCGTGGCCGTTATTGACAATGACTACACCTTTTTGGACTACACCGATGCTGCCGAGTGGACTGCCGCTATTGCCGCTGGCGATGTAGCAATCATCAAGGAAATCAAGGCGAACTATCCCGAAGCGGAAGAGGTAACCATTACCAACCCACGCCGAGGCACGCCTGACATCCTAACCAAGTTCAACCATACCTTATCGGTAATGGATGCGAACGTGGACAGCAGCAACGATACGTTCTACGAAACGCTGAACACCATTGGCAAGTACAAATTGGCTTGGTTCTACTACGAGGAAGATGAAATCCGAGTTGTTGAGCAGCCAGTACGTTGCATCGCAAAACCAGCCAAGGCTGATGAAAACGATGTGCAGCAATACATGGTTACCTTCGGCTGGCAGTCTGCACCCAATGAATTCCCCGTTCTATACAACGCCCCTGTTGGCGTATTTGAATAAGCGTTTTTTGGTTTCATGGTATCGAAAAGCCCCGACATTTGTTGGGGCTTTTTGTTTTAACACTTATTAACATTTGCGTGTTGGTTTTTTATTTAGGTTTGCAGAAACAAATAACCCATGCAACAACCAATTAACTTTTGCGACATTATGGCCCTTGGCTTCAACATGGAAAGCGGGCACGATAGTGTGTTTGAAATGATGCACGGCTATCCGTACACAATCTTCACGAAGATGCTGGCCCCAACGCTAATGCTGGACTGGCAGCAAACAACACGCCTTTGCGAGGTGCTGGTAATTCGCCCCGAAGATGGGCATATCTATCAACGCATCCCTGTTACCGATACCAATTCTTTGCAAACGCTTGTTAATTCTTTCAAAAAACCCGAAGCCGATACGTGCTATACGGCTTGCTAACACGAAATTAAACTGAAACAAAATGTGCATAGAAAGAGCGCTCCGCCCCGCTTTTGTGTATGCAGTGTTATAGGGCGTTATTTTAAATGATATGAATGAATTAAAACTAAGAGATTTTTTTGCTTGTCAAGTTATAAGCG